CCCTGTACACCTGCTGTAAGCTATCCACCGGAAACTCTTTCAACTCTTCTTTACTTACCAGCCTGTCACCGGATGATCTCCAATAGCCATGTGCATCAATCTGCCATTGCGCACGCGTGTATTCTTCTTTTGATTTTGATACTCTTTCATCCGCAAAGCCTTTTGAATGGTCTGTCTGTTGTTTCCTAAAGAGCAAGATGTATTCTGGACAGCCTACCCCCATCTTGGTTCCGTCTTTACAACAATCCGACCATCCCAATCTATAAGTCTGGTTGTTTTCCCTTACAACATCTGTTACCACCGTTATCATTCCAAAATAGAGAAATCCATGCTTTGTATAGTGTCTGATGCATTCTGCATGAAACGGTTCCATTGTAGGAAATCCTGTTCCTGTCACATTTCCAAATAACACACGGTCCTTGACATGGATTGCAGCCACGCGCCCCGGCTTTAACACTCGAAGCAGTTCCGGTGTGAGGAAGTCCATCTGTTCAAAGAACCGGTCCGTGTTCTGATTATGTCCGAAATCGTTATAATTGGCACTGTACTCGTAATGATTACCGAACGGAATGGATGTATGTATCAGATCAATGCTGTTCGTTTCCATTGCTCGAGTTTCCTCTACACAATCCCCATATACCGCTTCATAATGGTTTCCTCTTACTGTTCTTTCTTCTCTGCTACCTTCCACACCCATCTTCCTTTCTAACCGCTGCGCCTTATTCTCCGAATTAAGACCATACTTTTTTACAATCTCGATCATTTTCGCGACCATGTGATTGTGATTCTTCCATTTTTCAAGCAATGCTTCCTTGATCTGCCGCTCGTTCTCCATGTAAATAATGTCGATCACAACCGGTTCTTTCTGTAAAAATCGATAACACCGATGTACCGCCTGGATAAAATCATTAAACTCATAGTCGATCCCGAGGAAAATCTCCCGGTGACAATGTCTCTGAAAATTACATCCGGATCCGGATAATGATTTCTTTGTGGCAAATAACTTTGTCCGTCCATTCGAGAAGTCAATAACCCTCTGCTCGCGCAGATCATAATCCATAGATCCGTAAATATCCACCACATCCGGCAGTGCTTTCTTGATTGCATGCCGTTCATTCTCCAGATCATGCCACAAAAGGAAATGATCCTCCGGTGATTCTTCCACAATTCGTTTCATTTCTTCCACGCGGCGATCAATACTATCTCTCTTGACCGTCGCCGCTTCTTTCAATCCCTCGGCTGCTTCCTGAAATAACTGAATCTGTCCGTCCTTATCCGCTGTATCGCCATAATGCACCGGCAATTCGTGCCATCTTACATCAAGTGGCGGCAGATCATATCCCTCATCGGAATATACTGGATTGAGATCTGAAGGTTTTGTGATAAAAAGCGCCCAGCTGCTTACCCACATCCAAAACTCATCTTCCATGTTCGGGTACAACGTGAGGTTGTTCGCTTTAGTGCTGTCACGCTGGAAGAATCTCGTCAACGCCTGCCCTGTATCCATCACTTCCAAATATCCGGCATAATGGATCAGCTCCTTGTATTTGTTCGGCGATGGTGTAGCCGTGGCTACCAGCTTATATGGCACATTCTTGAATTTGTCCAAAAATGTCTGATAAGTCTTGCTGCCAAAACTCCTTAAAACACTGGCTTCATCGAGTGAAGTCGCTACAAAGTAATCTGGCCGGATATCTCCATCCCGGACACGCTCATAATTCGTCAATACGATCTGACTTGTGCTTTTCTCCACTTCTTCCATTGTCCGGCAATACTCCGGCTTTCCATATCCAAGCACTTCCACCGCATCATGCGTGAACTCCTGCTTTACTCCAAGCGGCAACACAATCAATGCACGACCGCCGCTATATTCTGCTGCCAAGTGGCAGAACTCAATTTCCTGCACGGTCTTTCCAAGTCCGAAACTTTCAAACAATGCACGCCTGCCGCCTTTCAGCGCCCACACCACAGCATCCCTCTGGTGCGGTTTCAATACCTTGTTGACTTTTTTAGGATCCACAATGAATCCGCTTTCTGTCGCAAGTTCAATCTTTGTTTCTAAAAATTCTTTATATGTCATTTTTCAAAAGGAACCCGATATATCGTTACCCCGGCCGGAGGTTCGGCTCCTTTCTATAGTTGTAGATTTATTTTTACTGTTGTATAATAATAGCAAGCTTTAATTTATAGGAGGTAATTATGTCTAGCTTTCAATGTCCGTTTTGCTCATCTTCTATGGCAATCTCTGATGATACATTATGTAAACGAAATGTAAGTTTCGAGTCCTTGGACGGATATGAGCATTCACGCGGTGTGCCGGAAAACACTTATTCAAACATAGAACTTAGTTTTTATAAATGTCCTAATTGCAATCGATATACTGTTTTTGCGAAAGGAGTGGGACCATCCGTTAAAGATATCAACACTATTCTTAAGCCCCAATCACTGGCAAAACAATTTCCAGATTACATACCAAAAGCAATTCGTCAAGATTATGAAGAGGCATGTTCCATCGTCAATTTAAGTCCAAAGGCATCTGCGACATTATCGCGACGTTGTCTCCAAGGAATGATTCGTGACTTTTGGGATATAAAAGAAACCAATCTTTCAAAAGCTATTGGAGAGCTTGAAAATAAAATACCAGCCACACAATGGCGTGTAATTGACGGTGTTCGTCGCATTGGTAATATCGGTGCCCACATGGAAAAGGATATTAACTTAATTGTTGATATAGATCCAGATGAGGCGCAAAAACTTATCAAACTTATAGAGCATCTTCTTGAACAATGGTATATCAGCCGTCATGAACAAGAGCTTCTCTATGCTGATATAATAGGCATTGATGAAACCAAACAATCAGCACGTAAGAAAACGGAGTAGGAAACTACTCTGTTTCTTTTGTGCACGGATCATTCTCAGCCAATAACACTCCTTCAAAACTCCAATATTGTTTTACCTCTCTGCACTTATCCTTCTCGTTTAATCCACTTCCCCTAAGTGATTTTGTCTCAATCACCTGAATAACTCTTGCGCCATCAGTTCCTCTTGGTCTTGCACCTGTTTCCATATTTGTAATCTCCTTCCTTTACATAAAATCTTCTAGGCTCATCTGCCCTTTGCAGTTGTCCCCGATCGTCGTAGGATCCCAACCCACTCCGATATAGTCCAGGACTTTCGCCCAGCCATAATCATTCCCGTCCTTGTCCTTGCACATATGAAACATCAGATAATCCCATTCTTTCGGATTGCTCTCATAAAGCAGATCGAACCTGTGTGGTCGTTTCTCCATGTGGATTCCAAAACCGCACATACTGCAACCGGTACGCTGCGCCTTGGTTGTATACAATGTACCGTCCGGCTTTTTCTCAATTGTTCCGTAAATCTCCGGTATCAAAGAATCCGGCATCTGGAAGCACTCCGACATTCTTCCTGCCTTAAGGCCTGCGTCACGGTACTTTTCTTTTAAATCATGCTTCCAAAGATCGTCCATCTCCAAGGCAAGTGTTAATATATCCTGTCTGTGGAATATCGCAAATGGCGCTGATCGGATGGTCGATGCCCCAAAATAATTGCAACCATTCATCCGCAGGCTCTTGGCACGTCTGCCGCCCTCGGATGCCATCAAACCTAAATACGGTACGCTGTTATGTTCCTTGCCCCAATCATCACAATTCTTTTCCTTGAGATAATAACAACACTTGGAAGATACGAGAAAGTCCGGCTTCTGAAAGTCTCGCCCCTCATTTTCATTCTCATATCCACCAAACAGCTTCAGCCATCTTTGATTAAGCTGCATCTTTGAATTCTTCTGCCAGCCACCGTATTCCCCGGTTTCTCCCGTTATGATCGCATGTCTGACTGTCTTGTTCTTCTCGGTCGGATTCTGCAGCAACTCAATTTTCCCGGCGATCTCCTTGGATATGACCGGGAACCCGAATTCCTGTATAACTTTCGGCTTCGTCCATCGTGTACCATCCTCTCGCAGGAGCGGCGGCACATTTATAATACCGATCGCTTTATGTACCCTCTGGATGCTCTGATCCTCCAAAGTGGATGACGATACCCCCGGAGCATCAATTCCACACACCTCATGGAGGAATATATATAAAATGATGCTGTCCAGACCGCCTACCGACACATGGCAATTTAGCCCTCTGCGGTCACATTCTGATCTGAACTCTTCCGCTCTGATCTGCGCATATTTGCGTTTGAAAGCATAATCCTGCTTTTCTTTCTGCATGAACGAAGCAATCTTTTCCTTTGTTCCAAGACGTTCCATTCTTTCCTGTACTGATTCCATTTCTTCACGGAGTAAAGAGCTCTTTAACGCTGGCCAGCAAACCTCTCACTCCTTTCCATTATTTACGTAACATTTTCACTGATGTTCCGATTGCAAATGCGATTGCCACAATGTACTGTGGGTCTTTTAAAACAATTTCCATTATTATCGCCTCCTTTCTGGGGCAATAATAATATGTCAGAAATTTTTTCAAAAAAGTCGTTTTCCGGTACAGACTTGTTTTTCATCCACAATCGTGTTTTACACTACCTTTTCTTACCTCTCTTGGTCTTGAACTTATACACATCGTTTCTCTGCCGGCTTACCGCACTCCGGTAGCCGTTCAGCTTACTCGCTCTGCTCTTTCCCATGTGCACCTCCCTCTATGGCATCTAAGCATCCGTTCCACCCTGCATCGAACCTTCCATTGTCACAATGATCTGGATGATCTGATCTCTCCGGCAGTTCCCTGAGTGGGCACCAATCTGGTCTCCATGTTTTTTCGTTCTTCGGATTATATTCTTCCTGTCCGTTCGTTGGTCTGGCAAGGCAAAGTGCAAGCCCGCCTTTCTGCGGAATTGTAAGCAACAAAGGACATTTAGTACATCGTTCCGGCATATCTATTACTAATACGGCTTTAGCCATCTACACCACCACCTTTCACAATCTCGATTGCTTCATCCGTAAGCATTTCTTCCGGCTTTCCATGCAACCGTACACCAGAATTATATTCTTCGCTTCTTTCTTCCAACTGCTCCACAACTGCATCCACATCATAGGCAGTTGGAATCTGTTGCACTTCCTTAC